TGCAAGTAAACCTCCAGGTCTTTTCTGTTGTATTAATTCAGATTGTATCGCTACAGATATAAGACGACCAAGTTCTCTGCCACCTTGTTCATCACCTTCAACAGATGAACCAGAAGCATCTACATTTACAACTACACTTGTAGAACCACCAAGAGCATGATTGGGTGTAATCATACCTGATACTCCAGGGCTAAATAATTCTGGTCCTCGTTCTCCAACAATAAAACTACCACCTCGTTTTACTGGCCCACCATCTGCTCTAAAACCAGGAAATTTAGGCAAAGTAGAAGGAATCATAGTATTAGATGGACTTTGATTCAAAGACGGAATTACACTTTTTGGACTTGAAGGTAAGTTTATACCAGGAGAAGAAGGTAACCCTCCTAATTGAACAGGATTCTTAGGTGAAGGTGATTGAGAAAAGTTAAACATATTACTAAATAAACCTAAAAATCCTTTTTGTATTTGTGTCGCAGCCATTCTTGCAGCAGCATCTAAGAAATGATCTGCAATACGATTAAGCATACTTCTAAATGCTTCACTAACAGTCATAGTGCCTTTTATAATTCCTTTAAATGATTCCTCAAATCCATCTCTTATGGAAACACTTAAGTCTAAAATTTGACGCATGGGACTTAACATTTCTCTTAATTGATCTGTTGGTGCTTGAAATTCAGAAATAAACTGTAATTGTTCATTTATTTTTATTTGAGTTTCAAGGTCTCTTATAGCTCGTGAATGATTTTTATCAAATTCTAATCCTAGCTCTTTTATTCTTTCAATTCTTTGTTTTTCAATCGCTAATGATTCTTTTGGTGACAATGTTCTAGTTGAACCCATAGCACCTGTTGAACCTATAGGTGTAAATGTTTTCATTTTTTCATCAATAAAACTTTGTTTGTTTTTTTGTAGTAATAAATTTTGCAATTTAATTTGAGCTTTTAAAGATCCTTCAGTAGCCAATGTTTGTAAAATTTCTCTACGTTTGGTTTCGCTTATTTGTTCACTTAAATTATTTATTTTTCCTAATACTGATTCAGTATCTCTTAGACCAGAAAGATTATCAAAAATTAATTTTGCATTTTGTCCAAAAGCCGCAAATTGACGTTTAGCAAAATCAGCACCAAAAGTTTTAAATTCAGAAGCTAATTTAATTGCTTCATCATTTGTTATTTCAAATTCTTTTGCTAATTCTTTAATTTGTCTCCTTGAGAAGTTTGAACTTACTCCCATTAAAACCATCTCTTCATTTAATTTATTAATTGCCTTCCTAAATTGAATTGCTTTTTCTATTTGTGCAGCTATGGCAGTAGCAGCAATAGAAGCAGCAAATCCTCCTCCTGGAGCTAAAGCACCTCCAGCACCACCAGCAACAGCACCAAGGATTGAACTTATGCCACCAGCACCAAACAAAGCAGGAAAACCACCACCAATAAGAGCACTACCAATACCACCTTTAATTCTTGCGTTTCTACCTCCTGGAAAAGCAAAAAGACCAGATTGTTTTCCAGATTTACCGAATCCAAATCTTTCTGCTCTTGTTAAATCTCTTGGACCTATTTGACCTCCAGCAACACCAAAACCACCTGTAGTTGCTCCTGTAAAACCAGCATTTATAGATTGTTGAGCTAAAATATTTGCTGTCTTTGCAGAATTTTTATTTATAGTATTTACTGCTTTTTTTAGGGTTGGTTCTTTTAATACAATTCTAAAAGCTCCTGATGCTGCTGCAGTTTCACCTGCTGCTGGTAATCTTCTGCTTGGTGGTATAAGAGTTTCACCTTTCTTAAGTCCTCTTAATTGTGCTTGACTAACAAAAGCAGTTGAAGAAGTAAATGGTTTTGCTGCTCTAGCTGCCTGACTCTGTATATTTGCATTTATGCCTAACTGAACTCCAATAGCTTTACTTACTTCTAAAAATTCTTTTGATCCAACAATAGTCATCTCTTGCATACGCTTGAGCAAACTCATCGCTTCATTACCAGCAAGTATTGTTCTAGGAAATTGTTGTATTTCTTTTATTCTTGCACTTACACTTCCAATAGTTAAAGACGGATCTGCTCCACTTGCTTTAGCAAATGCAACAGCTTCCATTCTTAATTTTTTAAAATTACCTGCTAATAAAGCGGTAGCACCTCTTTGTCTTTCAACAGCACTTGAAGCATCATCAAATGCCTTTCTAACTGAAGATAATTCATCTCTAACCTTTGAAATTTTATTTCCAAAAGCAGTCATTCCAGGATTTGCACCTTTAAAAAAAGTGTCTATTTTTCTATTTCCTTTATTAATTTCTTTTGTTAAAGCACTAAGTTTTTTCTGTGCTTGATCTGTTTTTACGTTTATTTTTATTTTATTTATCTTACCTAGTGATTTTTCTACTCTCTGTGCAAGCCTTTCTATCTGTTTTAAATTCTTTTCACCACGACTCGTATTTATAACTAACTCAATCGTCTTTTCTGACATTTCGACCTAATTATCAAAGATATATTCTATTCTACCTTGATTTAGGTATAACGCTTCTCATTTGTGTTTTATCTTGTTCTTTTTTTTGTTCTTCATACTTTAATTCAAAAAAAGCAGCCCAACCTACCATCTCTTCTACAGTTAATTTATTGCATAGTTCAGCAACAGTATATTTTAATTCATTTGCTAAAGAATAAATAAATCTCCAATCAGGATTAGCTTTTTAAATCGGCTTTTGCCTCGTCAACCTCCTGATCTGTTCCAGATTGCAACATCGCTAATTGTATCTCCTGTAATACATTTGCATTTACCTCTCTTCTTAGTGAAGCTTTATCTCCGTCTTGAAATAATCTTGTACCATCTTTATCTAATGCTTTTTCTATCATTAACTGCAAAGCAAAATCGTTTGTATCTTCACTACCTGTTTTTTTCTGAATCATTTCACGTTCAGCAATGGTCAATGGATGCCAATAAACTGCTAATTGCACTTCACCATTTTCATCTTTTAGATTAAATTTGTAAAGTTGGCTTACACCAAACTTATTTTTCAAAAGATCAACTGCTCTTGTCATAATATTAGATAGATATATGAATTATATCAGCTATTCGCAGAAAAAGCACAAGATATAATCCCTAAAAAATGAGAACGATCTTCTATTTCTACAGGAATAGGACCATTTATTTCTTCTATTCTTGGTGAACAAGAAAAAGGATCTGCATAATTAGAAGCATTTATTGAACTTAATCCATCAATTACTGCTTCACTTAATGCTGATAATACTGATGAACCTTTTCCTTTTGGTACATAAAGATTACATTGAATTGATCCAACATAATAATCAATAGCTGCACCTTGAGGTTGAAATTTTGATTGGTTAAAAATAATTGAAGTAGTAATATATTTTTTAGTTTTACCAGGAGTAGTAAATGTTACGTTGTCATACGACATTATGACAGTGTTATCTGCTGCTGCTACTGCATCAGTAATTGCTTTTTCAAAAGCTGCTCTTACATTAACTAAAGTCATGTTGAACTATATCTAACTCCTAATGCTGGTGCATTTCTTGGATCAATGTCACCAGAACTAATTGCTTCTTTTGCATCTTCACTTAAAACTTGTCCAGTAGCTACTTTGAGTTTTGTCTGTTTAAATGATTGATTAATAATATCATTAATACCAACTTCAAAAAAGTTCAAAATTTGATTATCAGCAGAACCTAAAGCTTGCCTTGCATACTTAGCTCTGTTACCTATGTAAATTGTATCTCCAAACTTAAATCTTGTACTTGGAGGATAAAATCTTGGTTCAACTCTTGCTGGCACTCCAGGGTCTTTTCTCTTTCTGGTATTAATATTTATCCACGGCTGTATTCTATCCTGATCTGCTCTAATTCTATATGTTTTAGCTTGCCAACTTGAAGCAAAAAAGCCTGTGTATTTAGGGCTTTGTCCAGGTAAGGTCCTTAAAGTAAATTTAATAAAACGATTTAAATCTACGTTATAACCTTTACGCACTCTTTTAATTTCATCAGACCAAGCAGTACTTAATTTAGCCATTAGAACCTTCCAAGAATTGTGAATAAGTAGCTTTGACCACCTTGTAATGAACTTATATTAACTATCTTTGCTACTCTAGTTGATCCTGCGTAAGTTAATGTAATTTCATCATCTAATGTTGGTTGATTATCACCAATTAGATCTGGTGTTATATAAGTTTTAAATTCTCTAATTTCTTTACCTAAATCTTCTTCTGATCTTACAAATTCAACTGGAACTTTTATATCAGCAAATGTAGTATCGCTTGTCGTATAAGCTCCAGTACTTGTGTTATAACTTCCAGATGCTTTTCTTGTATAAGTAATAGTTGAATCAAAGGAACTACCAAGATCCGCTACAACCTGTTTTGCAATCTGTTTAATTGCTGAATCTAACTGTCCTGCCATTATCCTCTCACCACTCTAAGTTGGAAACTACCAGCACCACCTAACATATAAGCTCCTAAATAACTTTGTAACCACGGATAAACGTCCAAGATATTATTAACAGAACCAGTACCCTGACTATCAGTATTGTATTTAACCTGTATATCTCCTAATTTAACTTCACTAAAATTTCCATCTTTACCAGTAGTACCAGTGATCGCATCAGTATCATTTGCTAAAGCTCTTGCAAGTTCAAATTGTGCATATTT